TACACAATGTCTAATCAGCTCATGGCTCGCGTTCGTGGCTTACTTGCACCTTACCTAAGCCCTAACTCTATGGTGGGCTGATGCCAGCGATAACCACCCTACGCTCTAGCATTGCAGCAGCTCTTACCGACAATACAAAGTGGTCAGTATTCTCATTCCCACCTGCAACGCCTATCGCCAACAGCGTTATCGTTAGCCCTGCTGATCCCTATCTTGTGCCAAGCAACAACGCTAAGAACGTTGCTCCTTTGGCTAACTTCCAGATTTCTATCCTTGTCCCATTGCTTGACAATCAGGGCAACCTTGCTGGTATCGAGGATGACGTAGTTCGAGTCTTCCAGTTACTTTCAGCTTCTAGTATTCCCTTTAACGTTGGTAGCGTGAGCGCACCAGCAGTTCTCAACCTACCTACAGGGGACTTGCTTACTTGTAACGTGCAAGTGAGCGTTCTTACGGAATGGACATAAACATGACCGATACAGCGGAAAAAGAAAACGAAGCCTTCCTGACTAAAATCGGTCAGGTTGCTTCTAAGCCAAAACCAACAGTAAAGAAAGAAGAGGAATAAGCATGGCAATTCTACTCAACAACAAAGTAGGTCTTAAGTTGGGTTCTACGAGCCCTGCTAACATTGACCTCTCACAATGGGTTACGAGCATCACGATTAACAGATCATTTTCAGAATTAGATGTCACAGCGATGGGCGATTCTGGAATGCGTCGTGTTAAGGGACTTGAAGACTCAAGCATTACAATCGACTTCCTAAACGACCAAGGGTCATCAGGAGTTCTGCAGACATTGCAGACACTCTGGGGAACAAACGCTTACTTTAAGATTATCGGTTCAACCGATACAACAACCTACCCAGTAGGCGCTGCTAACCCAATTTACACAGGTCTAGTTCTTGTAAATAACACCACAGATATTGCTGGTGCAGTTACAGACCTGCAAACACAAAGCCTCACATTTACTGTGTCTGGTACTATCGGTGTAGCCACTACAGGCACATTCTAAGAAGGAGATAAAGGGCTATGGCAAAACTCAAAGTAACAAGGGCTGACGGACAAGTGCAGGAGTTCGAGATAACTCCGCTACTGGAGTACAGCTTTGAGCAATACGCCAAGAAGGGCTTTCATAAAGCCTTGATTGAAGACCAGAAGCAGTCAGACGTGTACTGGCTGTGCTGGGAAGCAATTAGACGTTCGGGTGAGACAGTCAAACCCTTTGGGGAAGGATTCCTAGAGACTCTCAAGTCAGTTGAGGTTCTAGAGTCTGACCCTTTAGGCTAGATCGGAACTCCGTCACCTATCTTGCAACTAGATTAAGTTACGAGTATGGAGTTCCGTTCAACACCATCGTGGAACTTTCTTCGATGGCTTTCAAGGCTCATATACAGGTATTAAAGGACATAGCGAAGGAGCAAAGCGATGCCAATCGTCGTAACAGGCGCACTTGAGCTACGCAAAGCCCTTAAGAAGTATGCACCTGATTTAGCCAAGGAAAGCCAGAAAGAAGTGGCTAACGCACTTAAGCCTATTGTCAGAGATGCGCGTGGCTTTCTGCCTACTAATAACGATGTGCCTAGCGGCTGGTTGAAAGAGAACCAGAAAGGCAAGTGGGAGAATCGCGGCTATGACCAAGCCATTGCCAGCAAAGGCATCACTTATCAGACAACACCTACCCGCGCTAATAGAAGCGGGTTCAAGGCTTTAGCTGCTGTATTTAACAAGTCTGCTGCTGGTGCTATCTATGAAACAGCAGGGCGCAAGTCTGGCAACGTAGGGCGATTTACCCCACGCCTAAGCGGACAACTCAAAGGCGATAAGCCAAAGATGACAGGTCGAGCCATGTTTAGAGCATGGGCTGAAGACCAAGGCAAAACCAATGCAGCAGTTATCAAGGCAATCCAAAACACAAACGAAAAGGTCGCGGACTTAGTTAAGTCAGGCGGCGGGCGCATTTACAAGGTAAAGGGATAACAATGGCAGCAACAGATCTAGCAATACGCATTGCCACTATCCTTGATGCTTCAGGCATCAACAAGGCTGGTAAGTCAGTCGATGGCTTTGATAAGAAGCTCAAGACTCTTGGCAGAACTTTAGGCATAACACTTAGCGGCGCGGCAATTGCAGCCTTTGGCAAAAAAGCAGCACAAGCATTCATCACAGACCAAAAGGAAGCCATGCGGCTTACTCAAGTGGTCAAGAACCTTGGGCTTGAACTATCTTCACCAGCAATTACTCAATACATTGACAACCTATCTAGGGCATCAGGTGTCACCGACAGTCAGCTTCGCCCAGCCTTTCAAGCATTGCTCACCACTACAGGATCACTTACAGCCAGCCAGAAGGCTTTACAGCAAGCGATTGACGTGTCAGTTGGTAGCGGCATCGAACTCACCACAGTCTCGCAGGACTTGGCTAATGCCTACATAGGACAGACTCGTGGACTTCGTAAGTACAACCTTGGGCTCTCACAGGCACAACTTAAGACAGCGAGCTTTGAGGAAATCACAGCCAGATTGAACAAACAGTTCTCTGGTGCTAATGCAGCCTACTTAGATACCTATGCAGGAAAACTACAAGTTCTATCTACAGTCGCAGGAGAGGCGCAAGAAAAGATTGGCGCAGCAATCATTGACCTGACTATGGCTCTTGCTGGTACTGGCAGCGTAGATGAATTGGTCACAAAGATTGACAGAATGGCAGACCGCTTCGTCGGCATTATGGATCGCTTTACAGAAGGCATTGCAATTATCCGAGCCATGCTTGGTGCTAAAACTTGGACAGGAATGTTTAGGGCTGCACAAGAGGCTCAAGTTGAAGAGTTCAATCGTCGTATGCGCCGCGACTATATGAAGGCATGGGAAGGAACTAACATCCCAAAGAGCGCAGCCCAGATAGCGGCGGAGCGCGCAGCAGAGGCAGCAGCTCGCAAGCGAGCAGAGCAGATTCGTAAAGAGCAGGAAAAGCAGACCAAAGAACTCAAGAAGCAAGCAGCTCTAAAAAAGGCTGGCACAGTCTTCGACCAAGAGCAGATTCAACTTATCGCTGCGCTCAAGGGTAAGTTATCTGACGAAGATAGAAAACGTGTTGAAGCGCAACTTGCTTTGCTTAACAACAACGATGAATTAGCCACTAAACTTACACGCGAGATTCTTATGGCGCAGGATGCCACAGGTGGCTTGTATCGCTATTTCTTATCTATCGGTAACGTAGATATTAAGAACCCCTTTGCCTTTCTCGATGACTGGATTATACAGTTCCAAAATAAACTCAACAGCCTTAAGTTTCCTGCAATGCCTACAGCGGTCTCGGCAGCAGTAGCGCCTACATCTGGTGTAGTGGTTGGCTTTACTCCAACACCTATGAACCCGATTCCTACAGCAGGACCAATCCAAGGTCCACAGATTCCAACCACAAACGCCAGCGCATATAGCGGCACAATCCCTACAGGTAACTTTACTTACGGACAAGGCAATCCACTTAATACCAATGTGTATGTCACAGTCCAAGGATCAGTTACAACCGAGGAAGATTTAGTCTCTAAGATAGCAAGCGGCTTACAGCAGAAATCCTTGTCCACAGGCGATAGCTCTTACATCAACCGCAGAACTGGCGGCTTTGCTGGATGAGCCTACCTGCACAGATAGCAGTCTCCTTTGACTTTAGCTCTGGTGCTACTTTCGGTACTGGCTTCGTCATCGGTTCACCTGATAACGGCGTAATTGGCGTTAATTCATTCGGTGCATCTGATGTAGTCATTCCTACAGTTGATTTAACTCCTGACGTGTATAGCATTTCAATCAGGCGTGGTCGTAACATCATGAAAGACCAGTATGACGCAGGTACGGCTATCGTGCGTGTACTCGACCCGCTTGGCTACTTCAACCCACAGAACCCAGCCAGTCCTTACTACGGCTACCTAGTTCCATTGCGTAAGCTGCGTGTGTCTGCCACTACAGCAACAGCAGACCATTTTTTATTCTCTGGCTATGTCAATGACTACAGGTATTACTTCCCTACAGGGCAAGAGACTGCCTATGTAGATATTCTCTGCACAGATGGCTTTCGTCTATTGCAAATGTCCCAGATTCAGACAGTCGCCGATTCAGGTGCAGGGCAGACCACAGGCACACGCCTTAACAAGATTCTTGATGACGTGCAGTTCCCTAACTCCATGCGCCAAATAGCCACAGGAGACGCCACCTGCCTTGCTGATCCTGCAACAGTTCGCATCACCCTCGATGCTATTAAGAACGTAGAGTTTTCTGAAGGACTTGGAGCGTTCTACATGAGCCCAGATGGGTCAGCAGTCTTTAAGTCTCGTAGCGAGGTCACAGCGACCCTAGGGGATACAGCAGTTGAATTCAACCAAACCACAGGCATCCCGTATAAGCAGCTCAAGTATGCCTTCGATGACAAGCTCATTATTAACGATGTGAAGTTCAACCGCATTGGCGGCACAGTACAGAACGTATTTAGCCAAGCCTCAATCGACAAGTACTTCCCACACGCTTTGACACAGGAGAACCTTGTAGCAGAGACCGATGCGCAGGTACTAGGCGCAGCGCAGAACTACGTCAATACCCGCAAAGAGACCACAATCCGTATTGACGAGATGACAGTTGATCTACTAGACCCAGCAGTTCCAACCGATACCCTTATTGGCTTGGATTACTTTGACAATCTAACTATTACGAATGTGACCCAAGAGGGTTCTACAATCGTTAAGACCTTGCAAGCACAGGGCTTTGCATGGGATATAACACCCAACAAGATGAGCGTGACGATTACGACCCTAGAGCCAATAGTTGATGGATTCATCATTGGAAGCAGTCTCTTTGGTATAATCGGCACATCTACTTTGAGCTACTAGGAGCAACATGGCAACCTTTCCAGTCACTACAGGCGATGTATTAACAGCCGCCACATATAACAGCCTTCCAACCTTTACAGTCGGTACAGCCCAGACTGCGGATTACACAGCAGTTCTAACGGATCAGTATCAGGCTCTCCAGCTCATGAACAAGGCAACAGCCATCGCCTTCAAGATTCCTACCAATGCCACAGCGGCGTTCCCCATCGGCTCTGCCATAACAGTCCTCAACATCGGCCTAGGTACTTGCACAATCTCGGCAGTTACCCCAGCCACAACCACAGTCTTATCAGCAGGGGCAACAGCAGCAAGCCCAACCCTTGGACAGTACAAGTCTGCCGTCTGCATCAAGACAGCAACAGACACTTGGTACGTGGTAGGCGCAATTGCTTAATCAAATAGCAGCGGTGCATGGCAGACCTGTACCTCCAGCACCACCAGCATTAACAGTAAATTATCTAGTAGTGGCTGGCGGTGGCGGCGGTGGTGTTCGTGGTGGTGCAGGTGCAGGTGGTTTACGCTGCACAGTTACCGCTACAGGCGGTGGCGGCACACTAGAGTCTGCATTGTCTTTAACGGCAAGCACAAATTACACAGTAACTATTGGCGCAGGTGGTACTGGTACTAGCAACGTTGGTGGAGATACCCCACCAACAAATGGCGCAAACTCTGTTTTTAGCACCATCACATCAACTGGTGGTGGTCGCGCAGCAGGTGACTCAAACAGCACTTACGCTGCAAGCAGCGGTGGTTCAGGCGGTGGTGCTTCAGCAACTTCAGGTACAGCCCAAGCTGCTGGAGCTGGAACAGCAAACCAAGGCTACGCAGGTGGCACAACATCTAACGGCACAGGCGGCGGTGGCGGCGGTGGTGCAGGTGCTGTCGGTTCTGCTGGTTCAACTAATACTGGCGGTAACGGCGGTAATGGTGTAACCACTAGCATTACAGGATTATCAGTTACTTATGCT